TTTCTTCGCATCAGCCCCTGACTTTGATAAGACACCGTATCTAGCATCACTAGAGATAGTGGCAAGGTTGACAGTTTCGCCTGATGCCATGAATGAAAAACCAGACCGTCTGTTTTTGAGGTAGCACATTCCGTAGCAACGTTTATCTGCTTTACAAGCTTCCCAGAATATAAAGAATAATCTGTTTGCTTCCCTAAAATCTGCTTGCCCAACATCAATCTTGGACCACTGCAGGTACATATAATGAGTACCAGTAATATAAGTAGCTTTACCTTTATTAGTAAACCAATAACCCTCGTGGCGCCTAGCAAATTCTCTATCAATATACGCATACCATTTTTCTTTAAAATCATCTGGATATTGTTTCCAGTCAAATATTGTTTTAATTTTTTTTAATGCTTTAGGATACTCATGTACTTGCCATTTGTCGTAATCTTTATTAACATCTTTTTCTTTTGGTAACGCTATTTTTAAATTTTGTATTTCATAAACATCACCTATTTGACCAGTTTTAGATATAACAACAACATCATATTCTTTATTGTATCCATACTCCCATTTTTTAGATCTGTTTAATCTTTTTACTACATGAGGTTTTATATGATCAATTACTTTATATAAAGTTTGCTTATACATTATTTAGATCTTCTTTCTGCAAAACCTCCAAAAGCTTCTTTTTTCTTTTCTTCTTTTGGCTTGTCATTTAACATATCTTCTTCTTCTTTAATACGATTAAGTATTTCAAAAGCATCAAATATAGCTAGCTTTTTTGTAGCAGCTGCATTTTTTAATCTATCAGCTGATATGTCATCATCAGAATCAACTATAGCTTCTTTTGCAACTTTAATAAGTTCTTCAACCGCTCTGTGCCCAGCTTGGATTATATTCTTCTTCGTTTCCTTGACGTTCATGTTTTATTACAATATCATTTGATTTCATACAATATAGACGCTTACCATCAACTAAAAATTCATATTCACCAAAAGGTTTATACCCTACAAGGTCTCCCTCGTTGATTTCTAGCGCTTCTAAGACACTATTACCATATTTTAATACACCAATAAGGTTTTGTTCTAAAACATTATGTATTTCAACATTATCTCTGAGCGGTGCAACAAAACATCTATCACCAAAAGCCTTCCATTTATTTTTTCTTTTGTATAAATAAACTTGATCTTGTTGTACAAAATATAAACCATCTTTAAAATACGATTTACTATTTTTTTCTTCTCCTCTTACATTATACCATCTTCTAAATACATTATGATGAATCATTATTAAATCACCTTTTTTAACAGGTGTTTTATATGATAAAGGTACTTCTACTACTTTAGCTATATTATTTACAGCTTTAAAAGTTTCTAATTGAGTATTGATTATAAGGCTTTTGTCACCTACTTTAACTTCATTATTATATCGCTGACCGTAAGGTTCAACGATAAAATCAAAAACACTTTTCATTAATACTCTAAATCATACTCAACGGAGATTGCCATGTTAGAATTAAATTTCTTCCACGGCAATACCTCGTTGTTTTTTTTAATGTAAATGTTATAAGAATTATCTTCTTTATCAAAGAGTATATGAGATATAGTGTGACCTCCATACACCGATTGAGTTAGAGAATAATGCATCGCATCGGTTTTGTAATCAGTACCAATGCTGATTTTTCTAATAACAGATGGCATTACTCTTTAACCTCTTCTTTTTCTTGTTCTTCTTCTTTTTCGATAGGAGTGTAAGAACCGTCTTCAAGATTAATGTTAATCGATCCGTATTCTTTTTCTAGTTCTTTTTTAAAGTCTTCAGTTTCTTTGTTAACTTCATGGAACTTAGATAATACCGCGGTTTTTTGGGCTTCTAAAAATCCTACTTCATTTAATAACTTGTTTAGCTCTTTTTGAAAATTTTGGATTTTTTCTAATTGGTCTTTTTTGATATGCATATTAATTAAATTTGATTATTTGCCTATTGATTTAAATTTCTCTGCACCTCGTGAACCGAAATAGGCAACATAAACGGTTATAAGAAGTGATTTTAAAAGGTCTATCCAACCGGTATCAATACCAAATGATATATCAAACCCGTCTAATAGTATAAAAACAACAAGAGATAATGTTAAGAATATCAATGTCATTGGCCGAGTGTTTTTTGAGAGCCATGAATCGGATTTCATATCGCTTTCCCAGCGTTTTGATACCTCTTGTAATTCTATAGTGTCTTGCTCTAATAATTTAAGAGCTGTTTCTTTGTCTTGTGGTGGTAGGTCTGGATCCTTGTCTATAAGGTTTTTAACCATACCTAATGCGCCTTGATCAGGCAGTATATCTCCTATCACATTTATAATACCTGATTTACCTAGTAGAAATTTTCCTACTTTAGTATCTTTAAATTTCTTTTTTGGTTGTGACATAATTATTCTGCTTTATATGCGGGTGCTTCCCACGGTAAAGTTTTATCACCTTCATCAAAAGATGATCTTAAATATTTTTTACCCTTCCAGTACATTGCTTTTTCATCATAATCTAAATCTCCACGAGCCATTTGATGTATGTGAACATTTTCGTGATTAATGGTTTCAGTTATTAAATCTGGATCGGTTACGTTTTTATTAATTAAAATATTTCCACGCTTATCAGCTCTACCTATAACATCATCTTCTTCAAACTCTACATTTACTATTGGTGTAGGAAATTTACTAAAAGGTGGTTTAAGTTTAAAAGCCATTACTTTCCTGGAAACATTTTGTTTAATACATTTTTACGCTGTTCACAGCCACAAGGTATATTTAAACCTTGTGAAACTGTGTCAACGATTTTTTTAATTCCAGTAGCTTTAGTAAAAGATTCTATCTTATCACCTAAGCCTCTTGGTTTCATTACGAGAATACTACTTGAGAAACTGTAATACCTGATGGTAAAGCAACTTTAGCTTTTACACCACCTGGGTTAGCTGTTAATGCATAGTTGATTGCATCTCTTACTGAAGGAGTTGTTCCTACTGAAGCGTGAGTAATAGTAACTTCGTCAAGAACACCACCGTTCAATTTGATTACTGTAGTTGTTGCTGAAGCAGCGTCTACTCCTACAATACTATCTACTCCGATTAAAATGTCTCCACCTTCAAGTCCAGCTCCCGATGAATAAATTGAGATAAATTTTGCCATAATTTTGATTTTTGTTTGTTGTTAATGATTGTTGATTGTTATTGATTATTTATATTGTTTTAAAATTTTATTTATACCTTTGCTTTTAGAGCTGTGAATACCTTTATTTGGTCCATCATTCGTTGTCCCATAAAGCTGTTTAAAATTAGCATATATAGGAGTTGATCTAGAGTATGTAGTAGGAGAGTTTGCGATTCTACTTCTACCACCAGGAGCGTCTGGATTTTTATATGAAGGTGTAGTATCGCCTGTTCGACCACCACCAATATTGCCATAAGTTCTACCTTTTAAATCCGTTTTAGATTTTACTTCAGGTATATTATTTTTTCTCCTTGTTGCATTAGCAGCTTTGTTACCATATCTTCCAGCAATATCATGAAAATCTTTTAAAACCTTTTGTCCTAAACCTGCACTTGAATTATTTTGTACTAAATTTTTAAATGTTTTTTGATAAGCTGAAGCAGAGTCTTTTTTAGACTGCATTTCCCCTGCGTAAACATCTCTATTTCTATCGCCTAACATCGATTGCATTGCGTAATTACTAGCACTATTAATAGATTTAATTGTAACTGGATTATTTTCAGAACTTGAAGAGCTACTTGTAGACGAGCTAGAACTAGATTTCATGTTTTTTGCCTTAGTATTTCCATAATTTAAAACAGCTTTTCTATCGTTTACATCAATTCCAGCTGCAGCCATAGCACTCATATCTTTTGCAGAAGATGTAAGATTGTTATAAAAAACATCCTCCCCCTTATCTACAATTGGTGTTGAGCTTTTTGAGCTAGAACTAGAAGGCGTGCTTGAAGTTGTCGTTTTGCTTTTACTTAAAGTAGCCCCACTGTCATCTATTTTAAAAGTAACATTTCCTGTTGTTGAATTTTTTGGTTTACTAGGCTTTTTGGTTTTTGGATCTGTTTCTGGATCATCAATTTTATTTGCCCCATATGATTCTCCTGACATTTTTTTAGGTCCTTTATCACCTTCTAATACACCTCTTCCTATTAAAACATCTTTTTGTGTAATTTTACCATCACCTGAAAGATCTTCTAACTGTTTGTGTGGCCCTTTGTATCTAGCTGCACCTTCT